CATTTAACGAGCATTCGTGGCATTACTACACCGACTGGCATTGGCATCTTGGGTGGGAAGACAGGTTTTATGTGACTCACTTGGAATTTAGGTTCAATCCAGTCGCACAAGACCTAAAATTGACGCAAGAAGAACTGTTAAGGACTCCGCGAGCTGTGGACTCCATGTTTGTCGTATTGACTAAAGGCAAAAAATGAACATTACCAACGAGTTGAGCACCGACATCGCGTCACAGGTTGACCCAACGCTTACACCTATGAATGACACAGACCTGGAAGCCATGATGGGTCAGGAGATCACAGACGCTGTGAGCTACATCGACTCTGACTTGAGTCCTATCCGCGCTCGCGGTACTGAGTATTACCGAGGAGACCCCTTCGGCAACGAGGAAGAGGGACGCTCGCAAGTCGTGGCGATGGAAGTGCGCGACACCGTATCTGCCATGCTGCCGTCTTTGATGAAGGTGTTTTTTAGCAGCGAGAACACGGTCGAGTTTGTCCCGCGTGGTCCAGAGGATGTGCAAAGCGCACAGCAAGCTACCGACTACTGCAACTATGTTTTCAACAACGACAACAACGGTTTTATGGTGGCATACGCCACATTTAAAGACGCTCTGGTCAGGAAATGTGGCATTGTCAAGGTCTACATTGAGGACTCTGAGTCGGTGCGAATTGAGGAATATTCGGGGTTAGATGACCAGACCTTGCAGATCGTCATGCAAGAGGGCGACGCAGATGTGCAGATCGTTGCGAGTTACCCAGACGAGAGTATGCAAGGTGCGATGCAGATCGATCCGATGACTGGAATGCCGTTGCCCCCAGCGATGATGCACGATGTGCAGGTCAAGAGAAAGATTGTTGACAAGCGTATCCATGTGGCATCCCTTCCCCCAGAAGAGTTGCTGCTGTCTCGCCAAGCGATGTCCTTCAAGGACGCACCTTTTATCGGTCACCGCAAGATGGCGACTGTGGCTGAGTTGATTGGCATGGGCTACGACGAAGACGAGGTGATGGACTATGTTGGATCGTCCGACTTGTACGACAACGAAGAAGCTCTAGCACGCCAGCCACTCAGAACTCTCAGTTCTTAAATGAGAGCGCCAACCCGATGATGCAAAGAGTTTTGTACATCGAGGGATACGCCAAGGTTGACTTCGATGGCGACGGTATTCCTGAGTTGCGCAAGATGTGCTTCATGGGTTCTGGCTACAAGATGGTTAGAAACCTGCCAGCGTCATATATTCCATTCGTTGAGTTTCCTTGCGATCCAGAACCCCATACCTCACCTTTGGAAGCCATGTCGATCTTCGACATTACGCGAGACTTGCAGGAGATCAAGTCAGAAGTCATGCGTAATACGCTCGACTCTTTGGCGCAGTCGATCCATCCCCGCACCGTGATCGTTGAGGGTCAGGTCAACATTGACGATGCACTAAACAACGAGACTGGCGCAATCATTCGTGCGCGTGCTCCGAACATGGTGCAGCCGTTGGTGACACCATTCGTCGGTCAGGCTGCTTTCCCTGTGCTCTCCTACTTGGACGAGATCAAGGAAGGTCGCACAGGAATGTCCAAGGCATCTATGGGTCTCAACCCAGATGCGTTGCAGTCAAGCACAAAGGCTGCCGTGGCTGCCACAGTAAGCGCCAGCCAAGGACGCATTGAGCTGACTGCGCGTCTCATGGCTGAAGGCATGAAGGAGCTGTTTAAGACAATCCTGTTTTTGGTTACTACACATCAAGACAAACCCCGCATGATTCGCTTGCGCAACAAGTTTGTGCAGATTGACCCACGCGGATGGGACGCGACGATGGATGTCAACATCAATATCGGTCTGGGCAATGGCGATGCGAATGAGCGCCAGATGCAGCTCATGCAGGTACTCGCAAAGCAAGAATCCATCTTGACTCAGTTTGGCTTAGAGAATGTGGTGGTGACTCCGCAGATGTATGTCAACACGCTGAAGCGGATTGTTGAGATGTCAGGCATCAAAGACGCATCGAGTTACTTCAACGACATACCAGAGGGCTACAAACCCCCGCAAGCACCGCCAAAGCCAAGCCCAGAAGAGGTTTTGGCGCAGGTGCAAGCCGATTCTATTCGTGCAGATATACAGAAAAAGGCTGCTGATCTTGAGTTACAGCGCCAGAAGATGATCATGGACGACGACTTCAGACGCGATCAGATGAGCCAAGACAGGTTACTAAAACAGTATGAATTAGAGTTAAAGTACAACGTACAGGTAAGCACCGCGCAAATTGTTGCGGAGCAGAATGTAAACCGCGAGGTTATACGAGAGCAAGGCGCGTTGGCGCAACAAGCTATGGCGCAAGCCCAGCAAGCACCAATGCAACCCATCAACCCCACAGGAATGGTGTAAAGATTGAGTAAACAAGAAGAAGATGTAAGAAAAGGCAAGAAGGCTGAGTCGCTTATCGCTGACGAGGCTTTCTCAACTGCATTACTAAAAATGGAGAATGATGCCGTCTGGTTTTGGAAAGATACGAAACCAGAGGACATCACGAAGAGAGAACACGCTTGGCATATGTTGCGTGCGATTGACAACTTCCGAACCGAGATCAGCAAGATCATGGATAACGGAAAAGTCGCACAGCGCCAGATTGAGCGTGAGCAAAATCGTTGATGTAAAGGAAGTAGGAAATGGAAATAACACAACCTATGACCGTAGCTGATGCAGCTAGTGCTCTTGATCAGATGATGTTGCCGTTGGACGGAGAACAGCAGAAAACTGACAAGGCGCGTTTGACTGAGGATAACTCCGAGGTCGCGGTCTCTGTCGATGAAGAACTCGATGTGCAAGACGACGAATTGAGTGACGAAACGACAGAGGAACAGTCTGAAGAAGGTGAAGAAACCGAAGAAGAAGAACAGCCAACCGAGGTCTACACCGTCAAAGTTGACGGCAAAGAGGTCGAGGTCACGCTAGACGAACTTCAAAAAGGATATTCCCGAACACAGGACTACACACGAAAAACACAGCAAATTGCAGAGACCCGTAAGGCTGTCGATGCAGAGGCTAGTGCGATTCGTGCCGAGCGTGAACAGTACGCCCAGTTATTGGGAGCGTTGAAACAGCAACTTGAGTCAACTGAAGCACCTGTCGATATGGATCGACTCTATAACGAAGATCCAATCGAGTGGGTGAGACAGTCAGAAGTGATGCGCCAGAAGCAAGACAAACTCGCAGCTATTCAGTCTGAACAGCAGCGATTGTCCCAGCTCACAGCGCAACAAAGAGCACAGGAGATGCAAGCTCACCTTGCGACACAGCAAGAAGCTCTAATCCAAGCTGTACCCGAATGGAAAGATTCCAAGAAGGCACAGGCTGAAAAAGCTCTACTCGTCGAATTCGGTAAGAAGATCGGATTCAGCGATGATGAACTCAAGAACGTTTATGACCACAGAGCTGTCGTTGCGTTGCGTAAAGCAGCGCTCTATGACCAGATGATGTCCAAGCGCGGACAGATCAAGCCTGTGATCAACAACGGTCCTCGCCCTGCCAAGCCTAGTGCAGCAGGTCGCGTCTCTACAACAACTGAAAGTACACGCGCAAAACAGCGTCTTGCAAAGTCAGGTCGCGTCAATGACGCTGCCTCCGCAATAGAACTTCTTTTGAAATAGGACACTCAAATGGCAATCGTAACCAACACATTCACCACATTTGATGCGAAGGGTATCCGCGAGGACTTATCCAACATCATCACTAACATCGCTCCCGAAGAGACTCCTTACATGAGTAACATTCGCAAGGAGTCGATCAGCAACTCTTTGTTTGAATGGCAGACAGACACACTCGCAACCGCAGCAGCTAACAAGCAGCTCGAAGGCGACGATGTGACTTCTTTCGATGCTGTTACTGCTACTGTGCGTCTGCAAAACTACGCTCAGATTAGTCGTAAGACTATCGTCTTGTCTGCAACTGAAGAAGTGGTAAACAAGGCAGGTAGAAAATCTGAATTGGCATACCAAATTGCAAAACGCAGTAGCGAGCTAAAGCGTGATCAAGAATTCACAATGCTTAATGGCGCTGTCGCTGCTGCTGGTAGCACTTCAGTCGCTCGCGGTACTGCTTCTTTGCAAGCGTTTATCAAGACGAATGTGGATATGCAAACCAACGGTGCTAGTCCATCGTATACAACTCTGCCTAACAGCTCTCGTACCGACGGCAATGTGCGTACCTTTACAGAGACCATCTTGAAGAATGTTATTCAACAAGTTTGGACTGCTGGCGGTACACCGAAAATCTTGATGGTCGGTCCTGTTAACAAGCAGCGCGTGTCTGGATTCTCTGGTATCGCATCTTCACGCTTCAACATCGATGGCGGTGCTCGTCCTGCAACCATCATTGGCGCAGCAGACATTTATGTGTCTGACTTCGGTAATGTCACGGTTATTGCTCAAAGATTCCAGCGCGAGCGTGATGCTTTCGTGATTGATCCAGAGTACGCAGGTGTTGTGACTTTGCGTCCATACCAACAAATTGAGTTGGCAAAGACTGGCGACGCTGATAAGCGTATGCTGATCGTTGAGTTTGGACACAAGGTATATGCAGAAAATGCCCACGGCATTGCTGCTGACTTGATCACTTCTTGATCTAACTAGCGAGAGGGTCTGGGGCAACTCAGACCCTTTTTTACATGAGTGAAAAAAGATTATTTAGCACAGACGTTGATCAGGGAATAACCCGTTATTTCCATTACGACGAAGAGACAGACAAGGCGACGATTCAGACACAGCAAGATGTGACTGCTGTCATTGAAGAAAATAAACAAGATTACGCACAGGTTGATGAGCGTGCTCGCTGGAGTGAGTGGAACAAAGTTGCCAGCATCCCTATGTCTATTTACTTTCAGCTCAAGGCTGAAGGCAAGTTAGATGACCAAGCGTATATGAAGCGCTGGTTAAATGATCCCGAAAACAAATACTTCAGAACTAGATCAGGACAAGTATGACCCAAAACTACATTGCGGTATGCACACCAGCGCGTGACATGGTTCACGCAAATTATGCTTTTTGCATGACCAACATGGTGGCGTATCACACGATTAACACAACTGATGCGGTGTCCTTGAAAATTATGCAAGGCACTCTCATTCAGAACCAGCGTGCTGATCTGTGTTTAGACGCAATGAGAGAGGGCTGCACTCATGTGCTATTTATTGACTCCGACATGACCTTCCCGCAAGACATGATTGAGAGACTTCTTGTGCATGACTTAGATATTGTGGCAACGAACTGTGCAAGGCGCAGGATGCCGACAGGTCCAACTGCACAGCGCTATGGCGAGAATGGCGAGAGAGAACTCATCTACACAATGCCAGAGTCCAAAGGCATTGAGGAAGTTGGCTCAATCGGTATGGGAGTAATGCTTATCAAACGCAAGGTCTTTGAGGCGTTAACTGAACCTTGGTTCGAGACTCCTTGGCGTACCGATAAGCGTGGCTATATTGGAGAGGACATATTCTTCTGCCGTAAAGCACAGGCTGCTGGCTTTAAAATATACATAGATCACGATGTCTCAAAAGAGATTGGACACATCGGGACATTTGAATTTAAGCACGATCACACTTGGGTGATGCGTGACTTAGAAAAAGCACAAAAGGCTGAAAATGGCGCTCACAACCTATGCTGAACTGAAGACCTCGGTCGGGGACTGGCTTAATCGCACAGACCTGACGACTGCCATTCCTGACTTTATTAGTTTGGCAGAGGCTCAGATCGAGAGAAACTTGCGCACCAGACAGATGATTGTGCGATCCACAGCATCGATCAATACTGAGTACGCTGCCACGCCAAGTGATTTTTTAGAGACAAAATCCTTTGT